GATGGAAGATTCACAACCAACAGAAAGCCAAGGAAGGCGACAACGAAACCACCAACCAGCTTAACCAGAAACGACTTTTGCTCTTGCTGTGACATTTTTCTTTCTCTCTTACTTTTGGGAATCAATCTTGTCTCTGTTGCTATTATAGATGAACGCTCGCACTGTGTCAAGTGTTTTCTTTTCACTTTGCATTTTTTCTTTCCTTACCGAGAAGGCTGATTCTTGCCAGGATAGTGTACGCTTGTGGAGCATTTGGGTTAGCCCTAAACTCGGCATTGAGTTTCAGGATTTCGCGGTCAATCTCTTGCTTAGTCATTTGGTTTCCTCTTTCTTTCTTACTCTATTCTACGCTTGTCAAAGTGTCCTGTCAACTAAAACTTTCCGAGAATGTAGGAGAGTTTGTTGGAGACTACCGTAGGGCAGTATCCAGCAGGATCACTGATGCGAGCGATGTGGTATCGCTTTTGTGTACGGGCGTTTACTTGTCCCTTACCCATGTCAAAGATGGCGAAGGTTTGACCGTTGACGATTTTCGTTTTGATGATCTTGATTTCCATTTTCTTTTTCCTTTTCTTTCTTTCGTTTTCCTAAGTATAGCAGGCTTTTCTGATTTGTCAATACTGAACAAATGTTTTTTTCAGCAACTCCAATCCTCGTAAACCACTTCGCAGTGTTCGCCACAGCATGGGCAGATTTCGTGGTCGAGTTGCTCGCCACTCATCTGCTCGCAGCAGCACTCGGAGAAGGCCAAGATTTCGTTGATCGTGTTTTCCATTTTCGTTTTCCTTTTCTTTCCTTACTTCTTATATCGACATTATACCAAAGATTCTTGAGTTGTCAAGTACTGAACAAATGTTTTTTTTGATATTTTCTTTCTGCGAAAATCTTTCGTGTTTGGTATGTGGCTTGCTAGAGCAAGAATCGTGCCAAATCGTTTGGCATGGAATATGCCTTGATTGGTGACGTAAGTTGTTGATACATAAGGACTTACGACTCGCCCGGCCCCCCTACCCGGTATTTTCTGTTCAAATAGGTAAGGTGGGCAAAAGAGCGAAAAAGCCGGGGTGGTCCAAACACAACAACCCAAAATATCTAATATGTCTTACCCAATCCATCCTGACAGCCCCAAATAGAACCCACTTACACGGCAGCATGTGTATAGCAACATATATGACCCCATAATATCTTAGAACCAAGGAGAATTTATTATGTCACAGAAAAATAACCCCAAGAAGGTCGGCACCTATTTTAGCACAAAGAGCATAGCCAAGCTCGATGAGGAAATCAAAAAGATCCTAGAAGAAGAACATCCCGACAAGGATGTAGAGGGCTTCTTTAATGATGGCCGCGAGTTTGCTGGCTATTCGCCCCCACATACTATCAATGGGGTGCCCTATGATAAATTATTAGAGCAGAAAAGAAAAATACAAAATGAAAATTCCTAACAGTATGACCGAAAGTGAAGTTTCTGAAACTATATCTAAAGTGGCCCGCCGCTTGGCCCCAAAGTTCACATTCGGCCCCTATGATGTTGAGGATATCTTCCAAGAGGCTTTCATCATTGGTATAGAGGGCCTCGATAAATACGATGAAGCCCGGCCCCTCTCAAACTTCATGTTTACCCACATATCCAACCGCCTCAAGAACTTCAAGCGGGACAACTACTATCGCCTAGACATTGGGGCCGCACATAACATCCAAACCCGCAAGAAAAATATTAATGAGGCCCTCGACATTAATTCGATCCACTCAATCTGTACGGCCGACACAACCACCAACGACGCCCACATAACAGAAATACTGGCGATCATAGACGAAAAGCTTCCGGCGGAATACAGGCGGGACTACTTAAAACTCAAGGCTAATTCTCCTATGCCAAAAAGCCGCAAGGCCCTTATACTCAAAATACTTAAGGAGATTTTAGAATAATGAAAAAGGGGCGATTTACAGTTGAGGAGCGGGCCTTTATCGAGGCAAACGCCGAGGCGTTAACGCCCTCCAAAATAGCAGAAAAACTAGACCGTGACGTAGTGTCGATCACAAATTGGATAAAAGACCATGTTGGTTTTTCTCCTGCCCAAAAAGCTGAAGTCTCTGTTGCGAATGAACTTAAGGGCAAACCTTACTACGCTGAACTTCGGGCCCAGTTCAGTGATGAAGAATTACAACTTTTTGAGTTTCATTTCAAGAAGATGTGGTCCCAGTTCAAGGACGATGTATTCCATACAGAAGAAATGCAAATAATCGACACAATCAAGCTCGAAATCCTCATGAACCGAATTCTCCGCAGCCAACAACAGAACCAAGAAGAAATCACCACTATCGAGCGGCTCGTCCGCGAGGAGAAGGCGAGAGACAAGGACCAAAGAGATATGGACCTAATTATAAACCTTGAACGACAGGTGGCTATGCTGCGAGCTTCACAGGAAACATTGTCGAAAGACTACAAAGACCTCCAATCTCGCAAGGCGACAATGCTTAAGGATCTAAAAGGAACAAGAGAGCAACGAGTAAAAGCAATTGAGGATTCTAAGCTCACTTTCGCCTCGCTCGTTAAGAAGATTGCGACAGACCCGACATACCGTACAAAAATCGGTATCGAAATGGAGAAAATGAGGTTAGCCGTAGAACAAGAAAAACGCCGTCTCGCAGAGTATACGCAATACGGAGACGGTCAAGTTGATCAACCATTTCTAACACCGGACACAGTTATATGACTAAAAAGGCACTCATATTTGGTATAACGGGGCAAGACGGCTCTTATCTCGCAGAACTACTACTCAGTAAAGGCTACTCTGTTACGGGCGTTACGCGAAGAGTCTCCGTAGACACCACACAAAGGATATCTCATCTACTGCCAAAAATAAATATTGTAGAGGGAGATATTACTGACCAGTTTTCAATAATGAACTCAATTCATTCAACTAAGCCGGATGAAATATATAACCTTGCTGCTCAATCTCATGTGGCTACATCTTTCTTACAGCCCTCTCTTACTTTTCTATCGACCGCTAATGGATGTATGAATATTTTAGAGTCCATTAGGTCTTTAGATTTGTGCGATAGTGTTAAATTCTATCAGGCTTCATCTAGCGAAATGTTTGGGCGAAATTATCTGGTCGATAAAAATGGTGATAAATACCAAGATGAAAACACGCCGTTTATGCCACAGAGCCCATATGCTATAGCTAAAGTTGCGGCCCATAATCTTGTTGATAACTATAGGAGATCATATGGTATATTTGGTTGTTGCGGTATTTTATTTAATCACGAGAGCGAGCGCAGGGGCGATAAGTTCGTCACTAGAAAAATCACACAATGGATAGCGAAGTGGCACACTTCAAAAAATAAAAACATACCACAGTTAAGACTCGGAAATTTAGACGCTATTCGTGATTGGGGCCATGCTGAAGATTACGTAAAAGCTATGTGGTTAATGCTGCAACAAGATGAGCCGGGCGATTATGTTGTTTCAACAGAAAAAACCCACTCAGTTAGGGATTTTCTTGATTCGGCTTTTTCTTATGTCGGTGTTGACGATTGGTCTGATCTGGTTGTTATTGATCCAAAGTTCTATAGGCCATCGGAGGTTGATTATCTTAATGGCAGATGCACAAAAGCAAAAAATAAATTAGGGTGGCGGGCCGATATAAGTTTTGATGAATTAGTACACAGAATGCTGGAGCATGACATAAATGAAGAGAAATTACGCAGATCCGGCCTACAAAAAATTCAGGACTGAAGTCCTAAAGAGAGATGGGTTTTGTTGTCAGATGTGTAAATCTAAGAAGAGGCTTAATGTTCACCATATCATTAAATGGTCTTCAGCGGCCTCCCTAAGATACGATACATCAAACGGGATAACCCTATGTTATTCTTGCCATAAAAGTATTAGTGGTAGTGAGTCGGTATATATAAGTTATTTTAATGAAATAGTTAGGAGAAATTCAAAATGACAGATTATGATTACGAACCAGAACCATACAACCCACCAGTTGTGGAATCGTTTGAAGATAAAGTTGCTGGTGTTTTAAGTTCTGGAGAAGCTGTTTCTGTTGCCGTCAGTGCTTATGAATTTAATGTGGCGTATGATAAGTTTAAGCCACAAAGAAAAGAGGGCCTTTTAAGAATGCAATACGATTCGGCTTCTGGAATCGCAAAGGTTACCAAGGTTGACCCCTAAGTATAAAGTAATAAAAGACACTAGGGAACAAAACGGTTGGTTTTTTTCTGAATATGATAAGTGTCTAGGGATGCAAGTTAAAACCCTTCATACTGGAGATTACACCATAGAAGGGTTTGAGGATATTGTGTGCGTTGAAAGAAAGGGCTGTGTTTCTGAAATAGCTATGAATTTGGGCAAAAAGAAAAATGCCTTTCAAGCGGAAATGCAGAGAATGAAGGATTATGAGTTTTCGTTTTTGATTTGCGAGTTCGATATGGACGATATATTGAAATACCCAGAGGGATCTAGTGTGCCTAAGTCTTTGCGAGATAAAGTTAAAGTTACCGGGAAGTATATACTCAAGTGCCTCATGGAGTTTCAAGTATATTATGACACTAAGATTATGTTATGCGGCAATAAAAATAATGCTTTCTTGGTTTGTAATAGCCTTTTCAAAAGGCTTAATGAAGCGTTTCATGAAAAATAAACAAGAGGAAGATAATATGATTTTACCTACAGAAGTATGGGTCATGGGCCACAAATGGGATATACATAGGGCTGATAAAAGTTGGTTTGATGATCATGGAACTTGGGGTGATTGTTGCTCGCAGCAAAGAAAAATAAGAATTTATCTTGGCGGTGGTGGATCTATAGCCAGAGACACGCTTCTTCATGAGATATTACATGCTTGTTGGCATATATTGAATTTTGAAAACAAGGAAGAAGAAGAGAACGTGGTTTCATCTTTGTCTTCTGTTTTGGTTGGGGTTATTGATGACCCAAGAAATGAGCCCGTCGTTAAGTTTATACTAGGTGGTAAATGATAAATAATCAGCAGATTATTGATGATGCTTGGCTTGGCATATCTGTAGATGAATCTCAGCTTTTTAATCCTATGGATTTTGTGGTGGGCGACGAGGATAAAGAGCATCTAATCGAGAGAATAGCTTGGCTAATGATGAGGCCAGAATATTTTTCATTTGCCTGTAAACATATAATGAATATTGAGCTTTCGCCCTTTCAGGCATTGATATTGGCAGAGGTTTGGAATAGAAAATTCCCAATGCTTATAGGTAGTCGTGGTCTTGGCAAGCTTTTAAGACCGAATGAAAAGATTAGAGTCAAAAACGGCTGGAAGACTATGGAGAATATAGTCGTTGGCGATAAAGTATATGGGTCTGATGGAAAATTATGCAATGTTATTCATAAGACGGACCTACAAAAAAATGTTAAAATGTATAAGATTACATTAAGGGATGGAAGAACAATAGACTGCTGTGAAGACCACATGTGGAAGGTTTGGAGCAAAAATAAAAATAGGGGCGAAGAAGTTGTTTGGTCTGAATTAAAAACAAAAGATATGGCCCAAAACTTTTTTTGGGTTAGAAAGGACAGCAAATCTAAAGTACCAAAATTAACAAAAGAATATAGATATGCCCTTCCAGTAAACATGCCGCTAGTAGACGAAGAAGAATCAGATTTGCCGATTCATCCATACGTTGTAGGTGTCTTGTTGGGTGATGGCACATTAACTGGCAAGCAAATAGTATTAACTTCTCTTGATCAAGATTTAATTGAAAGATTTGAATCTTTTCTCCCAGAAGGCTACAAATTATCTCAATCATCTGAAGGAAAAGATTATAGGATCATTAGGAAGTCAAAAGATATACCGGCTTTCCATCATCTATGTAAAGAAGCTGGAATATGGGGCCACAATTCACACACGAAGTTTATTCCAGAAAAATACAGATTTTCATCTTATGCTCAAAAGTTAGAGCTAATTAAAGGCTTGATGGATACTGATGGGTATTCTTCTAAGTCTACAATAGAGTACTATACTGTTTCTGATGCTCTTTGTTCGGATTTTATTGAAGTGTTAAGATCTCTTGGTATTTCTTGTCGCAGAGCAATAAAACAGTCATGGTTTAACAAAAAACGATATGCTGATTGTCATAGGGTCAGAGTCTATACAGATAAGCCCGTATTCTCAATAGAGAGAAAGCTATCATATCTTTCGCATGTAAAGTCTAAAGCTGGGCAATCTAAATACGAAAAGGTTTTTATTACCAATATAGAGCAAATAGAAAATGGGGATGGTTACTGTATACAGTAACCATCCCCATT